TACACCGTTATAATTTACAAATTCAAACAAAGACTTAACTGGTTGTTTATTAAAAACAGCATACCCAGTTGTTGACACAGGTACAATGCCGTTACGTGCCGCAATACGCCCGTACTTATCTATTATTGCATTCTCTGCAACTTCAGCAAAAGACGGGTCAATAGTAACGGGAGAATCTTCGGTATTTAAACCCGAAAACCCTGCCGCTTTAATTGATACTGTCTGTAATTGTTGTGCCATTAGCAAGCCGTCCATACAGTTTCAGAAGGGAATCGTGCCGCATCCATAGCTATAGCATCAGCTAATGTAGCGTCGGCTAAAGCATATAGTTCTTGTGCTGATGTACCACCTGTCTCACCACGTTCACGGGAAGCAAGAGCAACAGCATATTGAATTACGGGTGCTGACGGCACTCCAAGTACTGTAGCATCCGCAGTAAATGGTGCTGTTCTGTCCACCATGTTAAAACGTAATGTATATACACCGTCAGGAATAGGAAATACATCTACAGTTAAATAACCGTCAGCATTAAAACCATTCCAAGCGTAGTAGTTAGGTGCACCTTTAGGTGGTTCAGAGTTTAAGAAAACACTGTTCATATAAGAAGAAGTAGCTTGTCGCATAAAGAAGTTAGACGTATCATTAATCACATCTAGCGTCTTACTGGCTGTACCTGTACCGCTTATATTATAGCTGAATGTATTAGCTACTGTGTTGACAGTAAACGTGTTGCGTAACGAAGACCAGTCCCACGAATCCTCTACGATACGTTTAGCATCATTAACAAAGTCACCAATAAGTTTAGTGTATCCACTAGCGGTAGAACCAACAGCAGTAGTTACTTCATCTTCTCTTAGTCTTCTTAGTACACTATTTACTAGTTGTAAGTAAGTCATTATCCATACCTTCTTGTGTTTGTGGGACTAAGCATTCTTTGTGTAGACTTAATCTCTGTGTCAAATTTAAATAACTCTTTGTCAAACAGTCCTTCAACCTGTGAAGGCTTTCTAGCCCCTGACATCATACCTCCTACGCCACCTAAGCCACTTACTGCTGTTTCTAATATATCACCTATAGGACTGTCCACAGCGTCTATAACTTCATCCACTACGTCTACTATAGGCTCTCCTACAGTTTCTATGGCTTCCTTCAAAGGAGTTGACAAATCTTCTATCGGTGCTGTTACAGTCTCTACACCTCCTATCAACGACTCAAAGGTATCTCCTACGAACTCTAAAGGCTGTTCTAATACATCTACTACAACATCGCCCGCCTCTTTAATAAACTCAGGTGTTTCAAAGTCTGGTAAGTTTATATCAGGAACTATCCCTCTTATAGCGTCTTCAACGTCAGGTGCTATGTATCCAACAGTTTCTTCTCTTATTCCAGACTCAATAGCTTCTGTACCTGACTTACCCTCAAGGACTGCACCAGTTGTATTTAGTATAACATTCTGAACAGGGTCAGGTAGTGCTGTAATATCAATACCTGCTTTGTCAAATGCTTCCGTTATATTTGTATCACTTATGTTTGTAATCTTATCGCCTAAGTAAATACTACCGCCTATCTTTAAGGCATCTTGAAATTCAGCACCGTTAAACATTGCTTTTGACCCTTGAAGAACAGGAGCCATAGGCGGGTATATAACACTTAAAATATCAAAAGTAGTGTTTAACCAAGAAGGTGCAGAAGGGTCAAAGGTTTGAGTAGTGTATCCTTGTAGTCCACCAAACTCTGCTAGTTCAAAGTTTTCAGGAACAGTAGGAACACCATCTACACGGTATAAATCTAAAGGACTTAAAAATGCTGTACCTGTATTATATTGCTGAATCGACTCAAACTGAGCAGGGTTGTCTTCGTTGGACATATCCCTTCCGTATACAACTTGATTATACTTGTCAGGTTCTTCAGACATAATGTAGTTACCCATTACATTAGACTGCATATCAAGAGCCTTAAGTTCAGCGCGGTTAGCATATTGCTCAGGACTGAGAGAAGTTTCTCTTGCTTTATCTTGCCACTCTGTTAGTTCTTCTCTAGTGTCAAAGGATACAAAGCCTTCTTCACCCAACCTGTTTACTGTGTTTTTTAAATCTTCGTATCGTTCATAATCTTCTATGCTATCAAAATCTTTAGGACCTTCATCAATAAGGCTCTGTATTTGTTCTCTCTGCTCTTCCGTTGGAGCATCTTCTAATGCTTCATTTAGATACTGTGTATAATAAGAATCAGCAAGTTCTTTTGCGCCTATAATATTATTAGGAGTTGTGTAGCTTTCATCAAACTTTAAAATACTATCTAAAGCGTTTTTGTTTTTATACTCTAAAGGTGACATTATCTATCCCTCTGTACTTTCTTAGTTTTCTCTACAGTTCTCATAGCACCTAAACCAAGCATACCCATTAGTACTGGCATCATAGTAGCCATATCTAGTACAGGGATTTCAATGGTAGAATCGGCAAGAGCAAGCGCAAAATTTGCCATCGGGATAAGAATGTACTGACTCGCAAGTCCAATACAACAAGTCCAACCAACAGCAGGTCTCCAACCCGACACAAACAGGCTTCTGTGTGCCGCTTCTGTCTTATTAACTTCAAGTTGCGCTTTCGCAAGTTCCTGCGCGTGTTTTTCAGCCATTGTCGAAAGTTCAAAGGCGATAGCATTCTTCTTGTCTTTATCCTCTATGAATTTGTCAAGTAAACCTGTTACTGGTCCAATTAATTGTTGTATCATAAATGCCTCACTTAAGGGGATTAGACAAGTAATCCATACCTTGCCATAAATCCTCTACCTCTTTAGTCAATGTTTTTATCTTACCATCAACATCGCCAATGTTTTCTATTATAATCTCAGCCTTAGCTACTGTACCTTTCATAGCCTCTATCTCATTAGCTAACTTAGAAACGTCTGTATTGAGTTCTAACAGCTTTTCTTGCTGACTTAGTAGGGTATCTAACCTTGTTCCTAAAGTCCCTAGATTCTCACGTATGGGGCTTATATTAGGTATCTTCTTAGACTCCAACGCTTCTAGTCTTGAGTACAAACTAGATGCAGTCCAGACTGTTCCACCGATGCTAGTACCTATGGTCATCACAATGGCAATCCACACACCTTTGAATGACGTACCGTTAATGTTTAGTTCTGACTTCTCTAGGCTCATAGTTCTACGCAGTTAGTTTCATTCATAAAGCAATCATAACTCTGAGCAGTAGGACCAGTCAAGTAGTACTCCGACTCGCTACCTACTGCTAGTATGTCAGCTTCAGTTGCATACAAGTCTAAACCGTAGTTCTGACCATTAAGATAAACTGCTGTAAGGTTTCTAGTAGTGTTATAACCCATAGCTACCCACTGAGAGTTAGCATCATAAAAGATGTTAGTCTGTTCTGCTGTAGTGTTAGCATTCTCTATGCCTTGCTCTAGGAACTCTACAGCTTCTTTGTTACCCGCTACTGCTAGGAATGCACTAGCGTTGTTAGCGTGTGTCTCTATGTCATCTAAGCTAGTATTGTACGTGTCTACTTCTTCCTGAGTAATTGTCAACACTTCTATGTTGCTCTCTACAAAAGTCTGTACCTCAGCTTCCTCTTGAGGACTAGCGGCTGACTCTGCTACCTCAGCTACTTCCTGTACAGCAATCATGTCAACTACTACTTCAGTGAATATACCAATGGCTTCATCCATCATGTCTAACTCAGTGTATGCTTTTTCCTCAAGTACAGTCTGTAAGTCACCAAAGGCTTGATAAGTAGACATACCAGACAATGCGTTGTTGTACGCCTGTAGCTGTTCTGCACTGATGTGTGCTGTGCTTGACACAGTACCGTCTGACAAGCCAGTGCCTGTATAAGCGTACTCTTGTGCCGCACCTACAAGTTTAATACCTCTGTCTATCTGGTCAACAATAGCGTTGGAGGTATCAATAAGGTTGTCTAACTCACTGCTGTGTGCTACGGAACTTAGCACTAACAGAGATAATATCATCTTCTTCATCTGTGTCCTCTCCTCCAATGTTTAGTATAGTGTTGTACCATTCGGTATTCTTTGTGTAGTCAGGTATATATACTTCTGGTTGTCTCTTCATTATCAATACTGCACGTTTACCAACAACTAACTTACCGTTGCTCAGTATGGGGCAAGGTGTCCCTGACAAGAACATACTCTTCCATACTTCTACTGCTTCACACATACGGGCTACTGCGGCTACCTTCATGCCTAAGTCTGACAACAACTTAGCATCTCGTCTACGGTCACAGTTAGGGTCTACTTCGTAACTACCGCTTGACAACCCTATTCCTACTGTTTGTAACGAACCACCTGAACCCTTAAGGCAAGTGTCCATACCGTTAGACATGTAGCTAGGACTAATGGCAGAGCCTACTGGTATCTCGCTACTACTTCCTGCTCCGTTGTATGTATTACTTGTTGATGTATCCGTTGTACTGTTATTACTATTTGTTGTACTGTTGTCCCCGTGAAACGTATTCAGAGAACCTTCCTGCGCGTTGTCCCCCCAAGTAGCTACTGACAACATCATTAGTAAACAAAATAGTCTTATCACTTACGTAAGTTCTGTACTGTGTCTGATTCCCAGATACGAATACCTAGCCATATAATAGTAAACAGACTAGCCAACGGTGGCAACCAAGCCGCTAATGACATAATCCCTGTGGATGCCGCGGCTAAGTCTAAGATTTGTTTCCCTTCTTGAGTCATGGCTACGTCCTTATATTGCGGCTATAATAAAGGCTAAGAGTTCTGGATAACGAACACCTAGTCTAGTTTTTTCTACTGCACCTTCAGGAGCATCAGACTGTATTTCAAAGTCTTCACCATTGTGTTCCCACCAAGTAGTGCTAATAAACATAGCGTAGTCACCTGCATCTAAACCTTCAGCAGTAAACGCATCTTGTAAGTCTTGAGCAATAATACCAAAGTGTGTCCTAGCATCATTACCCTTAGAAGCTACGGCATCGCGCCATTTAAACTTACGTAATAAACCTTTACAAGCTACAGCTACTCTGCTTTCAGCTTCAGATAACTCAGCGATGTCTTGTTTTTCATTACGGTCAGACGTTTGAATAGTACCGTTAGTTGCGAATATGTCATCAAAACGAGCAGTTGAATAACCTAAGTCTACTTGATTATCTCTGGTTGCGCCATAGCCGTTACAAGGTCTCACACGATAAGTAGAAGCCACAGCTTCAAACTTAAGACCTGCTCCTGAACTACCAGAAGAACCTGCTGTTATATAAGGACTGGAGTACTGTTCATTGGTAACACCAATACGACCGTAAATTGAAGAAGTTGTTCCCAGTTCAACATAAGTGTTTCTGTATGAAGATGTTGATTTTAATTCTAAAATAGCATCATCAGCATGCTGCATCGCTTTTTCCAAGATACCGTCAAACTCAGCAGAAGCGGCATCAAAATCTAAGTCTACTACAGACGAGCCACCTGAACCACCAACAAACATTTTCTTGTCAGCAATGTTTACAGCAAGTTCACCTTGAGCAAGACTACTAGGAGTTCCTGACGTTGTTTTATTTTTTGTAATGATTGTAGCTGTCATAGTGTTTAC